GAGAGAAAAAACTTTTTTATTTTTATTATAAAGAATATTGAATAAATACCCACTAGTCATTTTTTGTGGCTTTAGATTTATATTGCTTCTTTTAGAAAATACCTTACCATAATTGCTTATAGCATACTCATTTTCATAACCAGCAATATCTTTCCAAATTTCTTTCAAACTAACCTCTAAATTGTGCTTGTATGTTTAAATCCGTAACCTTTCGCTAAAACATCAAACTGCCTAGAAACTTCTGTATTTGTATTATCATAGAAAATAATATTGAAACTTTCTAGTGTTTTATTGCTAATATTATAATAATCTCCAGTTTGTGCATTGTCTTGTGTTATCTGAATTGCTGGTGTGATTCCAGGCCCTTTGAAAGCTGGAATATAGTTAACAGTGTGAGATCCAACATTTGAAACTATATTATCAAAACTAACCATTCTATCTGGCATATCAGCTCTAATTTTAGCTTCAAAAACCCTAGGAGAAACGCTAGACTTATTCGATACTAGTCTTAGTTTGAATTGAAAAATCCTTGCTGTGAAATCACCTATTGTGAATTTTCTCCAGTCAGTCCATGCTCCAGTTTCTCCAGCAGAAATAGGATCGATAGCTGAAAGTGTTGCCCAATTGGAAATTGTAATAGCTGAATCTCTACCACGATAATACGTTTCAACATCCCAATCAGAAACCTTTGCTGAACTTAGCGTGTCAACTTCAGCTAGTGTTGGCCATGAAACCATCAGATCTCCAATGGTATAGCCTTCAGCTTCAATTAAAGATTGTAGCCGAACAGTGTATATGTCGCCAAGATCAAGAAAGTTAGAATAAGAATATTCGCCATCACTGTAAAACTCCTGTACTCCAGCAGCACCCGAAACATTATCTCCAAGAATCAATTCAGTTTCCTGAACAACTACCCTGTCTAAAACACCAGGGAATGTTGGAAAATCGTTTGTTTCTTCTATTATATTTAAATTAAATAAATTTGGAATTGATGTAATTGCTGAAGCTGCTTTGATAGATTCGTTTCCATTCCAATCTATGGCCTTAACAAAATAAGATCCAGTCCTGGCTTGGAAACTTGCCATTGATGTATTAGAATCTGTTTTCAATAATGGGATAGAACTTTCCCACGATGCTTCCGAGCTTGGAGAAAACCTAACAAGGTATCTATCAATATCACAATCAGTTACAAGATCCCAGTCTAACTGTAGTGTTTCATTTGTAACATTAATGTAAAGAGCATTAACATTGCTAGGAGCTATGGTTTTCAATAACGGAGTGGCTTCAATATGAGAAACTTCTCCAAGATTTAATTTAGACCCTGTCGCACTGACAGCTAAAACTTTAAACTTATGCTCAGCTCCAAGATAATCTTCACTGGCAACATATCGGTATCCAACTTGATTACTATAATCTATTAATTCAAAACCTTTGCCTTTATCAACATAAATTTCAAAAGTTTCATAAATCGTTCCATCTGGTACACCCCAGGTTAAATCAATATAATAAACATAACCACCACCATCACAATCAAAACTATTGTCTATAACTTCAAGATCTATAACTTCTCCTGGAGGTGTAATGTCTGAATCTTGAATTGTTGATATTTGTGGATCGTAATCAGGAATATCTTCTGATGATTCAGCATCAAAGATTGCATTATTCTTTTCGACTAAAGCAAGTTGAGCTGTCATGTCATCGTTAGGAGCTATTGTCTTAACAATACATTCGTAAGTTATTTTATCGACTTCTCCCCAAATTATTAAATCTCCAATCAGTGGGATAGTTCCATTCAATGTTGCTGTTGTTGAAGAAGTGATCGTCATTGTGGAAGTTACTATTCCATCAAGTACTGATCTGTAAGTGTAACCATAGCTTGTCGCTGGCTCTGTAGCAAAGCTTGCGTCAATCGTTACTTCATTTCCGTTTACTGCCTTTACTCTAAAAGGTGTTCCACCGACTCTCATTGCATCTTGAGTAACTAAAACAAAATCACCTCTAGTGCAAACCAAGTGTTCAAAATCAACACTCAAAGAAATCGTTTCCTGTCTTAGCTTCGCTTGGGCCAACATATAACGACCATATCTGAAAGCTTGTTCCTGATTGGTTATTCCAAAAGATTTAAAGTCTTCAAAAATTTCTGCTGAATTTGAATCAAAGCCATCATTGTAAACAACTCTCTCTCTTAATTCCCAGTTAGAGCCTTCGTCAACGTAACTTACTTTAAGCGCATCTGGCATTTCGACATATTTTCTAGTTGAAGCAAAATCCCAGGAGTTCCTTGGAGTGAACACTTGTACTGGCACTGTTTGTTTCTTATCTAAAAGAACTCCGTACTTTCCATCAACTAAATTCAAACTTGCTTGACAAGCATGAGATACTTGAGCCAATGCTTCTTGTAGTGTTATCCCATAGTCAAGAATATAGTTTACTTGAAATCTTTTTAGTTCGTAATCTTCTATGTTGGGGGGTGCTGTTGGATATTCGTCAGCATAATTGGCCCATGCTAATATGGAATTTGTCTCCAGTCTATCTTTCGATATTGCGTTTTTGTTTATTTCGCCTGTCAATAGATCAGAAAAAATCCACGCTGGATTTCCTGTTATTTCCTTTTCCCATGTGTTGCCATTATAAACATCTAAGACAGAATTAACTACTCCAGATAAATCTCTTATCGATCCGTTTAATTGATCCGTTGCTTTTATTTTTAATTCTAAAAAAGTATGTCGCTTGGTAGTGTCTATCGGATTTTTATCAAACCTTGCTGTTGCAGAAACCCATGTTAAATCTTCTGTTATCTGATAACTGTATCCACCATAACTTCTCACCCTGGTCAATCTCAGCTTAACTGATTCTTTCGTTTTTGGATTGAATCTAAAAGTAGCATATAGTGGAGTTTGTTGTTCGCCTGAAAGTGCCTTGACTCCATTGCCTTGAAGCTTAACTGTTTGAGCACCACTGACAAAACCATATTGCTTATTTGGCAACGCTAGATAATTGTGTGGATGTGCTGGATTTCTTAAATACAAGGTAACTCTATAGGCAACATCTTCTGTGACTAATGGAGTAGTTATGTACGTCCAGTAACCACCACCTGATCTGCTTTCTGTTGATGTTACTGTTCCTATGTAGTTTTTCCCACTATGGATATGCCCACCAATTGAAATGGCTTCAGTTGTTGGTATTCTTGAAGTGGTGTTTTTTTTATATCCTCTATACTGGATCTTATATCTTGATGCGATACTCCCATCGTAAAAAAAGCTAGAGGGTAAATCCATCGGATTTTCATATCTGTGATAATCAACTTCTCTAATGAAATCAAAATCTTCAAAAGATTCTGGCAATGCTACTAAACCAATCGTTGGAGTATCTGGATCTTCAACTGAATCAACGTGATTATAATCGTCATACTTATACCAGTCTTCTGTTCCATCTTCAGCAAACTCTAGTCTAACGTCAACTGTTCGAGTGCTTCGTTTCCCATCAGTGCCAAAAGTTGTTAGTCCTTTAGGGAAGGCAAGTGTTACCGTTATTTCCTGGTCTTCACTTCTTGTGTTATCGGAAATGCTTCTTGTTACCTGGTACTCGTCAACTATTGCTCCAGCTTCATTCTCGTTTTTATTTAGCGCAGCTCCAATTGAAACTTGGTTAACATCACCTTTATATATTTCAAAAGTTTTATTAGTAGCTTCATCCCATGAGCCTTCATCTGTGTCTGGTTTATTTGGATCAACTAATCTGTATTGGACATCGTTAAACTCATTAATTGGAGTGTCACCTATTTTTAAAGTATCTATTACATTAGGCCCTAAACCAAAATCATAAATGCCATAAAGATACTGAACTAACTCTCCAGTATTTTTATCTGATTCAATAGATGTATATGGATTTGCTGCAACGACTGGAAAGTGTCTATGCCTACCATAAATTTTTGGAACAGTCTGAAATTTTCTTGGAACATTAGATTGAGATCCAATTGAAAACATTTGTGAATCGCTATAAGATTCAAGCCCACCACCTATTGCCCCAAAGGCATTACTTGGAGGTGGAATTAATTCATTCATTAACAAGCTTGCACCGACTCCAGCCGCCGCACCAGCTAGTGCACCCAAAGCACCACCGCCTGTGTAAAAGGAGGCAACAGCTATCGCTGCAACAACTACGACTTGACTTACGATTTGTCCGAAGTCACCACCCTTTAAAACGATAGCAATTAAGATTTCGGTCTTCTCTTTTGGTTTTGTGTATTTCCAAAAGTCTTCTTCAATCTCATAACCATCAACAAATATTTTAAAGTGTTGTTCATGGTTTTCTGACTCTGATATTTTTTCGTTTTTAAGTGCTATGTCGAATATTTCTTTGAGGTTCAAACCGCTATCATGGATAACAATTTTCTCATTAGACGATATAGGATTTAATCTAATTCTTGTATTTCTGGCCATCTATAATATCCTAAAATTCTTTTTTTCCAATTATTAGTTCGCTCTAAAACGCTACCAGTTTTTTCTCTTGTATGCAAAAACCGTTCATTGTCAATATAGATCCCAACGTGTACTGGAAGTCCTAATATTTTTAATATTATTATGTCACCAAATTGTGGTTTTGTAACCTTGTTAAAATTTTCAAGATTAGACTTAACTAGATTTTTTGCTTCAGTTGAACTTGGTTTTACTTGATATAAAGTGTCAAGCTCTATGCAGAAAACTTTCTTATAAAAAAGCTGGACTAGCTCGTAACAATCAAAAGCCGAATAAGATAAACCGATTAAGCTATGAAAACAATCCAGGGTATAATGTCGGTGTGTATTTTTCACTTGATAAACCTGTATTTAAAAAATCATCTAAGTATAATCTAGCACTGATCTTTTTAGAATCATAGCTAATGTCACCTATCTTTAATTCGCCTAACTCAATTTCTACTGAGTCGGGATCATTTGATAATACAGCTTCAATTGTCGCTGGCATTGGAGAAGTCACTGTTCTTAGTTCGCTTATTAACTCAAGTGAAACATTGTCTAGTTCAAGTGAAACTTCTTTTTCTGTTTTGCCATCATCCGTTGGTAAGGTTATCTTCATTGGAAAAGCAGAAAAAACATTACCTCTACTTGTTATATCAGCAGTATTATTTACCAGCCTAATACTCCCACTGGTAGGATGTTCAATTGTTAATAACAACAAGAATGGAACAGAACTTTGTTGGCCGTAAATTTCTGCTAACAAAGCATTGGATAAATTTCTCATGGTATTTCAATCCAACTAAAACTTACTCTAAAATAATCACCACCGAGAGGAGACAAAGAAGGAGGATTAACGAATCTAAATTCAGATTGAATTTGTGTTATTGGGTGCATGAAGCTGAAGGTCTTTGTACCCCCTGACAGTGTTATTTTATAGAAGCTATCAAGGATAGAAAAGTCAGTCCTGTTTAGCTCTATTGTTCCGGCCATAGCATCTATTGCTTGAGTGTATCTTTGCCTTACCTTTGGCAAACCAACGTCAACACTTGACTGTATAGATGTGTTTCCTAATTCTAATTTAAAGCCAGCTTCGTTAAATTTATCCTGTAACTCTGCTGGAAATATTTCTGCCATTACGCACCCCTACGCCTTAATCCATAAACTTGCCCTAATGTTGAGTCAAGTTCACCTTTAGCAATATTCTTTTTCACGCTACTTAAAATAAGCACATCCAATATTTTTTCACCACTTGCTCCAGTTCTTTCTCGTTGCTCAACTTCATTCCCTGAATTATTGATAACATTAACAACAACATTGCTTCCACCACCTTCGACTCCTAATTTTCCATCAGGCCCACGTTTTAGTGGCATAATTGCTTCAGGCCCAGCCTCTCCCATTAGTCCTATGCCTTTAGCAAAAGGGAATACTGTTGGAGAATTTACTACACCACCATTTGCAAAAGGAACTATGTTTCCATTGCTGAAAGCATTTCCGTTTGCATTAGGTGTAACTGTTGATGAGGCCGCAGCAGGAGTCATTGCTCCAACTAAGCCTTGAGCTAACGGAGCTACAATCTGTGCTCTAATTATAATTCTAGTTAAGTCATCTAAAATTGCTTGTGCGAATTTTTTAAATTCTAATTTTCCATTTTTAGTAAATTCAAAAAGCATATCTTCTAAATTATCAAAAGCATTTTCAACACCCATAGCAACTTGCATAGCTACATTGCCAGCATCTTCTGAAACTGTTTTTAATCCCTTGGCAATTCCACTAGAAATTGTTCCAGTTCTTGCCATTGTCTTATTTAATTTTTCTAATTCTTTATTGTACTGATATAGATTTATTGTTCCTGCTTCAAATTTTTTATTTAAATCATCTACTTTTAGTTGCCTTATAGCTTGGTTATATTCTTCTAAACTAATTTTCCCTTTTTTGAATTGTGCATTAAGAGTTTTAAATGGGCCTGCCATTGTTTTAGCTTTATCAAGATCCAATCCTTTAAGTGAAACAGAGAGAGCTTTAAATAAATCTTTCCCTTCATTTTTTTTACTATTCTTATCAAGTTTAATTATCTCTAAATTAACTTCAGCTAAAAGATTTCCAAGCTTGTCAATGTCATCTGAGTAATCTCCTTTAAAAACTCCAACGTCAATTCCAGCTAACTTACCAAACCATTGAGCTGCTGTTCTAAACTTGTCAACAAAGCTATCAATGCTTTTAAGTGTTGTCATCATAAACACAACCCATGTTTTTTCCATCACAAGCAATGATTTTTCCCAGTTATAAGCCATCAATGCAATCGCTGTTGACACTCCAACGAGAATAAGCCCTATAGGGTTTTTTGCCATTGCAGCAGCAAATGCGTTCATAGCTGCGATCATCTTAGGGATAGCACTAATTATCCCGAAGCTTACTAGCCCTGCTATTGCAGCTCCGATAACACCTATATTGCTAACAATCACCTTTGAAAAATTTTCAAAACCTCTGGAAACCCCAAAAGATTTATTCAGTTCATTTAATTTAAACTTAAAAGCGTCAAGCATGATAATTGTTGATTGCTCAAAAGTTGTTCCAAGAGCTTCAGCTTTTTTATTTAAATCATCAAAGTTTTTTGATAAAGCATTTAATACAACATCAGAAGTTATCTTTCCACTTTCAGCAAATTTAATTAATTGCCCTCTAGCTATTCCTAATTCTTTTGCAAGCATGGTGGAAAAAATAACATTTGATTCCAAAACGGATCTAAGTTCCTGACCTCTTAATTGCCCTGAAGATAAACCTTGAGTTAATTGAATTGTAGCTCCAGTTGCTTCAGCAATGGTAGCACCTGACAATCTAAATGTTTGTTGTAAAGCAACTGTTGTTGCTATCATTTGCTCATTAGTTAGGCCCAATTCTTGAGTAGCCAAAGCAACTCTGTTAAATGTCTGGCCCATAGCATTTACTGAAGTCTTAACTAGCGCAGCACTGTCTTTTAATAAAGTAAAAACTTTATTAGCAACTTCTGCGCTCCCTGTAAAAGCTTTTATTCTATCTTCTAATAACTGAAACTGATCTGCGGCTCTAGTTATTTCTCTAATCCCTAATCCTGCAATAGCTCCAGCAAAAACATTTCTAAAACCACCCAAAACATCAGAAGTCTTTTTAGTTTCTCGATTAAGTTTTCCCATTCCAGCAGCAATTCTTTTTAAATCAGCATCGCCTTTGGTTTCAACTTTTACTTTAATTACTCTTGTTTGAGTTTGAGCTACCATCTTTTCTCTCTTTTATTTTTAAATAACAACTATCTAATGTTCTCATTAAATAGTGGAACTCGTCAAAATCTTCAATCTCTTTTATTGTAGCAAAGTTATGTATATCCGTAAAAGATATTGGAGATAAGGTAACATTTGACCTACAAGTTGATAGCTCAAAATAAAACTCAATATAGATTGAAAAAGGGCCTATTGCTGGCTCCATGTTCTCAGATCTAACGGCTCCTTTTTGGAGCCTCTCATAATAGAAATCTAGCCGATCACTCCAGGTAAAATACCATTGAAGCCATCGTGTTAGGAGTTTCCCAATTCTTCCTTGTAATTATCTATATCGCTTGCATAAGCAACAAGCTCGCTTGCAAGGTCAGGTAATCCAACAAAGAACTCAACAGCTTTTTCTATAGAAAATTCTGTAGCTTCTCCATCAATCTCAATACCTTTCCAGTTGACTAAGCAAGATTCAACAAAAGCTCTAACCATGATCTTGTTTTCTTTGCCAGGATCAAGTGTGCCTTTTTCAATTTGCCTAGCATAAGGCTTGTGATATTTTGCAATAGCTAGTTTAACTTTCTCTGCGTTTTTACCACCGAATCTTCTAATTAAAAATCCCACTTCTTCTGAGATTTCAAACCAGATTCCATCTTTTTCAAAATTTGCATTAGTTTTAAAATACTTGTCTAAATTAGTTTTCATAAATCACCTTTCCTTTGTTAGATGAAAGCATATAAAAAAAGCTCTACTTTTTCAAGTAGAGCTTGCTAGGAAAGGTATTTTAAAAGATATTATCCTTTAAAAATTCTAACTGCACTTTCTGAATTTGATCCAACTTTAGCAACTCCAGACATATTTAAAAATACATCTTGATTTTGACCAGCACTTGCAGGATCTTCAAAGCTAACCTGTACTGCTGGGAAAAAGAACCCATAATGGCCATCGTTGTTTTTAACAGTGAAACCAATTGAAAATGGCTCTTGAGATAATTTCTTTGCCAGTAACGGCCAATTATCATTCGATAAATAAGCTGTTAAAGAAATTTCAATTTGAGCTGTTCCTTCTGAGTAATCTACTGGAGCTGTTTCTCCAATACAATTTTGAGCTGTTAAATTATTATTTAAACTCATTTCCATTGATTGAATACAAAAGGTTGATTCTTCTAAAGTTCCAACTGCGCTATTAATTAGAAATGGCATATCTACTGAGCCATTTAAACTATTTGAAGTTGCCGCTGCTGTTATAGTTCGTCCATCAGTTAGGAAATCACCTGAAACATTTACAGCTTGATAATTATTCCCTTGAAAGGAAAAAGTTGTATTAATGATCTCTCCATGGGCTACACTCAATGACATATTAGAGGCGATCATTCCTTTATAATTAATTGCCTTGTCAGTTAAATCTAAGAAAGTTTTTTCCATTGAAAAAGATTTCTTAGTTGCGCCAATATCAAGATAATCATTTAATTGATAAGTTGTTCCAGATCCAGTTTCATCTACCATTCCTTCTGAGCCAACATATTTTATAACTGTTGCTGAAGTAACTTCAATAACCATAACTTCAGTATTGTTCCCACTGTTAACGAAACTTCCTAATGTTAAAAGATCTCCAATTTTTAAATTTACTGTAAAATCTCCAACAGCTCTAGTGATTGTTTTTGCTGTAACATCAATAGTTAAATCTACTGAAGTTGATCCTGGTGTTTG